CTTAACATTCTAAATTTACCGCTTTGAATACCATGGTATGCATATGCATAGGCTTGTTTCCAATCTTGACCAGGATCAGATTTGGCTATGCTTTGCTCCACAATTTCTTGTGTGGTCATAGTGCCAGAACCATGCAATGGGTTCTTTTTATGTTTATGATGTTCGTGATGCTTAGTCATTACTCAACCTTTTGATTTACTGCCCCAACACCAGCAGTTGCCCAGTCTTGCCAATTTTCAAATATGTATGGACTTGGTATACCTTCATTGGTAAATATATCAATACCTTTAAGTCCTGCAGCCCAATTCTTCCAAGTGTCTTCGTCACCTGGTATCTCTAATTGTTGACCACCGTACGCTTCAACCATGAGACTTGCCCATGAGTTAAAGGTGTGAAATCTTGGATCATATACAAGTGCTAGTGCCATTAATACGGTCTCACATCACCGACATCAGCATCAAGTAATACATAACCAAGTTGGTAGTTACCACCAGTGACATTACTTTCAAATCTTAATCTTAATTCTCTGCGTTGTTCGCGCATATCAATTTTACTTGTGTTTTGATTAAATGTATAAGGGCTAGATTCTTGGTCGTCACCTTGCGCAAAAGGTCGTCCTGTAACCACTAAAGTCATGTCGCCAGTCATTACAAAGTCAGGCTCTACACGCTCTAATCTTAACCAATAATTATCGCCTGTTGGGACTTGCTGAGCAGGCCCGCCAGATACCCAACCTAAGTTAGATGTTTCAAAATAACTTTGAATGGCCGTTACTACACCCCCTGTAGGCCCTGTATAGATAGCATCTGTTCCAGTTTCATGTTGAAATAATGATACATAACTCATTATTGTTGTAATAATCATTGCAAAATCCGCTCCATCTGGAAGTGTTGGCGCAATTAGTACATCACCTACAGCATAGTCTGTGCCATGTGTTGTTATTTGCACTTCTGTAACAACTCCGCCAGCAACTGTAATCGTTGCAATAGCAGATATATTTCCATCTAAATTAGCCAAAACTTGATATGGATAAACACCGTCAGTATATCCAGTACCAGCATCTAAAATTTCAAAGCCATCAACACCACCTGTAGCATTAATTTCCCATCCAGCATTAATTGGATACGGAAATACTTGAGAAAAGTAGCCAGCTGATCGTCTAGCGCCTAATGCTTCACCTACGTCGTACCAGCAATTTTCTCTTATGTTATAAATAATACAATCGTTACATTCTGTAGAATTACCTCTAGGATAAAACCACCAAATCTCACCATAACGAGGTACTTTATTTGCGTAAACTTTTTGTTTTTGCGCGTAATTTAAATTATCAAAAAAATAGTTTTGATTAAATGTGTTTGGAATTTCTTTTACAACGCCGTTGTATAACATAAATCGGTCGACGCCAATCCAGTAATAAATACCATCATATTCAACAACTGATTGCGATGAAAGAATAGATGTTTGTGATGAAATAACGTCATAACGCCAATAGAATGTTGATGCAGTTCCACCAGCAGTGACTGTAGTTGGGTTATAAGATACGCGAATAAGTGAATCAAGTGCCCAGAATAAACCTGATGGAGCATTAGAGCCGCCTCGAACTGGAAGGCCTTTTACAATTTTTGTGGAGGCTACATTTGTTTCGTTTGAATCTGTAGATACCCAGTCACTAAGATTACCTGCTGCACAATTTTTAATAAGCCCGTTGTTGCCATATACAAACGTATAAGGATGTAGTACAACTACACCGCCAGACACTGAAATTTGATTGTCAAAAGTAAATGTATTGCTGCCTGTAGATCCTGTGGCATCTGCTGAAAGTACAACAGAGGTTCCTGATACGGACACGACTGTGGTTCCCGCTGGAATATCCCCAGCTGAGTCAGTAATTAGTTGGCCCGCGCCAATAAGCGGATTGATAGCATCAAGCGTAATAGTATCAGTTGAATTTGTTGCCCCCGTTGCTGTAAATATACCAATAGGTGCTAATGATGTACCATTGATATCTCCACCTAATACAGATGTGTTTACAGTGCTATCAATTTTAGTTAAGTTTTGTCCAGGATGAGCTAGTAGTGTTTGTTGATTAGTACCGCCAGAGTCAAACTCTGAATCCATTTGCCAAAGGTTATTATCATTTGGCGTAAATCCTGTAAGCGTAAAATCTTGTATACCACTACCAATACCTAAGTTATTAATAGCTATAACTTGAAGACCGTTATTGTATCCACTAAAAATATTATTAAATCCATCATTAGGATCAAGGTATATGCCCCTGCTAGGACCCGCTAAAGTAGCAGTAATTTCACGAAAGCCTAAAATTTTTCTTGGGCGACCACGTTGAAAACGACACCATCTTCCATCTTCGTAATAGATACGGTCTGTCAGTGTACCATCGCGTTGTATGCCAGCTTGGGTATCAATTGCAAATACTTTTTTGGTCAATTGAAATCTCCACCTGAAATACCACCTTCAAAATTTCCCGTGCCAGTAGCTTCGATGTCGCCAGTAACTTGTGCGCCAGTTGTATTAACATTTAATCTTTCAGTTCCAGTCACTGTAAAACCCATATTAGTTGCACTTGGTCTATATATACCAGTTGAAGACTCATTAATAAAACTTAATGAAGGAGTAGTTACGCTGCCATCTACAAGTTGAGTAGTTGATCCACCAGCCTGCACTGTATTAGCATTATAAAAGTTTACGCCATCAGAAATAACTGAAGCTTGTTGCCCCGCTGGAATAACAACCGTAGCACCACCAACAGAAGATGTAGTAATAGTTAATGTGTATCCATTGTCTGTAGTTTGATTACTAATGACATAAAGAGCTACTACTGGGGGATATACAACAAGTACATTTCCAGTAAGAGAGCCTACATACTCTTGAATGATAGATGTAGCTTCTTGTGTATTTAAAATAACCGTACCAGAAGTTACTGGTTTAACAAGCGCTGTAAATAAGAAGTTAGGGCTTTGTCCATAGCCAACAGTAAAGTACTGTGTGCCATCACACATGATGAATGCTGCTTCATCAGGTTGAATTGTTTTAGTTACTTGTAAGTCAACAGTATCTGGTGCTGTTGTAGTTAATGTGAGTGTACCAGTACCATTGTTTTTAAGAATAGTAAACCAGTTATCGCCTAATGAAGTTGCAAGAGGTAAAAATACATCTCCAGCGCCACCTTCCCATAATTTATTTTGTGCGCGATCAGAGCTTGTAAATGTGTATCCATTAGAAAATGTTTGTACTGGATGACTTTGATTAAGTGTTGCAGCAATTGCAAGTAAACCAAGACCAGCTAATTCACTAGATGTACCACCTGATGTTCCAGCACCAAAATCAATAACGCCCCATACGCCTGCAGTAGTGTCGTTTTCTGTGACATATATGTATACAGATTTTCCAGCTGCTACTGAAACAATTGTACCGCCATCAAAATCTTTAACAGTAAATGCAGCGCCACCAAGATTACGAATTAATGCGTCTTGTCCTACTGATATTTGATTAGCAGGGGGCATGCCAAGCCAACCAGTATCAGGAGTAATATCCATGATACGAGCTGCCACATTTTCAGGCGGGTTTACATTAGAAGGCCATTCAAGTTGAATGTTGGTTGTGAGTGTATAGGATGCATAGCTTACATCCGTTGGGATGATCACGTCACCTGTAAATGGACTGGTATATGATGGCATTATGTATCCAATACAGTGGCTTGACGATCACCAATACGCTGCATATCTTCTGTTTTAAGTGTATCCATGATAGCTTTGTATTGCGCTTGCCAGATAGGTGTACGCTCATCATTTTTAAGGAATGGCATAGCTTGTAGTAGTGAGCCGTAGAGTAATGCTTGTGGCGCATAGATAGTGAACCAGTTAGTTTGGTTTGATGAATCTAATGGCTGTACGCGCTCGTAATAAAGCACTTCAAAAGTGTAATTTGTTGTTGGTGTAGGAGCTACTAACCAGTTTTCATAATTGTAATCGCAATAGTATTTAGGTATGCCTGTCTGTGTTTGATCTGGCCAATACTCTCTTAAATATTCATACTTACGAAGTAGCACAGGATTCTTTACACCGTCTACAGTAACGTTCATAGACACTGTTTTGTGCCAACGAACTGGCTTAGCAATAACAGGGTTTGTTGCAACCATAGCACTTTCAACCACTGTTAAGTTACCTAAAAACTTAATCTCTGATGCAATAACTTGCTCAGCCAACATAATGAAAAGAGGTATCTTATCTAATGTGGCTGTGTCTGTACGTTCAAGGTATGACTGAATATTTTCAACTAAACTGTCATAGGTCATTACTGCTGCGACTGTCATACAAAATTCCTTGTTCCAGATTTATCAATAATCAAAGCCATTTTTCGTGGCTTATCTGCGAAATGATTCGGTATTGA